CGCTTCAAGATCGGCATGTTCGCGCGCCAGACCGGCAAGACCTTCTCGACCGGCGCTGAGGCGGTGGACGACTGCATCCAGGCCGAGATCGCGGGCAGGCGCGCGCGCTGGGTGATCCTGAGCCGGAGCGAGCGGCAGGCCGGCGAGATGATGGACGAGGTGATCAAGCCGGTCACCAAGGCCTATTACGCGGTCTATGAAGGGCTGTTGAAAGGCGATCCGCGGTTTTCCGAAGGCGCGTGGCTGGGCGAGGACGCCGCGCGCTACCGCGCGCTGGACGTGACATTTCCCGGCGGCTCGCGCATCACCGCGCTGCCCGCCAACCCCGACACCGCGCGCGGCTTCAGCGCCAACGTGATCCTTGACGAGTTCGCGTTTCACCGCGACAGCCGCGCGATCTGGAAGGCGCTGTTTCCGGTGATCTCGAAGGGCGGCCAGAAGCTGCGGGTGATCTCGACCCCCAACGGCAAGGGCAACAAGTTCTACGAGCTGATGACCGGCGACGACGGCCGGGAGAAAGGCGGGGCGTGGTCGCGCCACCGCGTGGACATCTACGAGGCGGTGGCGCAGGGGCTGGACCGCGACATCGCCCAGTTGCGCGCCGGCATGGCCGACCCCGACGCCTGGGCGCAGGAGTTCGAGCTGCAGTGGCTGGACGAGGCCAGCGCCTGGCTGCCCTACGAGCTGATCGCGGGCGCCGAGCATGCGGCGGCGGGCGACCCCGGCCTGTATGCGGGGGGGCCGTGCTTTGTCGGCGTGGACATCGCGCGCCGCGCCGACCTGTTCGTGATCTGGGTGGCGGAGGCGGTCGGCGACGTGCTGTGGACGCGCGCGGTGGTCGCCGGGCGGCGGATGAGCTTCGCCGAGCAGGACGCCGCGCTGGACGCGGTGATGACGCGCTACCGCGTGGTGCGCTGCGCCATGGACCAGACCGGCATGGGCGAGAAGCCGGTGGAGGACGCGCAGCGGCGCTACGGCGAAGCCCGTGTCGAGGGCGTGATCTTCTCGCAGGCGCGCAAGCTGGATCTGGCGACCGCGCTCAAGGCGCGGCTGGAGGACCGCACGCTGCGGCTGCCCGCAGGCGACCCGGCGCTGCGCGCCGACCTGCACGCGGTGCGCAACCAGCCCGGCCTGACCGGGGCGCCGCGGCTGATCGCCGACCGCGACGGAGACGGCCACGCCGACCGGTTCTGGGCGGCGGCGCTGGCGGCGGGCGCGGCGGCGACGCCGTATCAGGCTTACGCCTATCAGCCGGTGCGCCCCGCCGCAGGCAACCTGACCAGTCGCCGCGATCTGGCGATGCGCCCCGACCCGGACGCGGACCGCGACGCCGCCCGCCTGATCCGCGCGACGGCGGGGTTTTCCGCGCGCAGGGGCGTGTGGTGATGGCGCTGGCCCTGGTCAGCCCGTGGTTCGTTTTTGGCTGCTGGGCGGTCTTGCTGGCGGCGGTTCTGGAGGGAGCCTGCGATGCTGCTTGACGCTTACGGCCGCCCGGTGCGCGCGAGCGCGCTGACCGAGGAGGCGGCGCGGCCCGGCCTGACCGGGGTGCGGCAGGCGTGGACGCAGGGCGTCGCCGCCGGGCTGACGCCGGAGCAGCTGGCCGGGCTGCTGCAATCGGCCGCCGACGGCGAGATGGGCGACTATCTGGCGCTGGCCGAGGAGATGGAGGAGCGCGACCCGCACTACGCCGGCGTGCTGGGGGTGCGAAAGCGGGTGGTGTCGGGCGTGGCGCCGACGGTCGCGGCGGCGTCCGACAGCGCCGCCGACCACCGCATCGCCGAGGCGGTGCGCGCCCATGTCGCCGAACACGACGCCTGGCCGGGCCTGGTGGAGGACCTGCTCGACGCGCTGGGCAAGGGGTTCGCCGTGGTCGAGATCGACTGGGCGCGCGACGCGCGCGCCTGGACGCCGCGCGGCTTTCTGCGCCGCGACCCGCGCTGGTTCCGCTATGACCGCGAGACCGGGCGCACGCTGCGGCTGATCGACGGGGCCGACCCGGACGGGCTGGCGCTGGCGCCGTTCAAGTTCATCGTCCACGAGCCGAAGCTGAAGTCCGGCCTGCCGCTGCGCGGCGGGCTGGCGCGGCTGGTGGCGTTCAGCTGGATCTGCAAGGCCTACACCGTCAAGGACTGGGTCGCCTTCATCGAGGCCTATGGCCTGCCGCTGCGGCTGGGCCGCTACGGGCCGGAGGCGACGCCCGACGACGTGCGCGTGCTGCTGGGCGCGGTCGCCAACATCGGCACCGACGCGGCGGCGGTGCTGCCGAAGTCGATGGAGATCGAGTTCCAGGAGGTCGCCGACGGCGCGGGCGCCGACGTGTTCGCCGCGCTGGCGCGCTGGGTGGACGAGCAGGTCAGCAAGGCGGTGCTGGGCCAGACGATGACCGCCGACAACGGCTCGTCGATGGCGCAGGCGCGCGTGCACAACGACGTGCGGCTGGACATCGCCCAGTCCGACGCCCGCGCGCTGACCAGCACGCTGATGCGCGACCTGGTGAAGCCGTTCGTCGATCTGAACTTTGGCGTCCAGGCGGCCTATCCGCATCTGTCGCTGATCGTCCCTGAACCCGACGACATCGCGGCGATGGTCGATGGCGTGGCGAAGCTGGCGCCGCTGGGGGTGCGGTTCTCGGCGTCCGAGCTGCGCGCCAAGCTGGGCCTGCGCGACCCCGGCGACGACGAGGCCGACGTGATCGGCGGCATGGCGGCGCCCGCGCCGCAGCCCGCGCCGCAGCCCGCGCCACAGCCGGGGACCGCCCGCCTGGCGGCGCCGGTCGCGACCGCCATGGCGCAGCCGGAGGGCGCCGACATCTATGCCGGGCTGGACGCGGTCGAGGCGGCGGCGGCGCTGGACTGGGAGCGTCAGCTGGCGCCGATGGTCGGCCCGGTGCTGAAGCTGGCCGAGGAGGCCGGCGACTTCGAGACCTTTCGCGCCCGGCTGCCCGAGCTGCTGGCGGAGATGGAGATCGGCCCGCTGGTCGATGGCCTGGTCGCGGCGCTGTTCATCGCGCGCGAGACCGGAAACCGCGCGGAGAACCCCGATGCGGCATGAGGCGGCCAACCCGGAGCGCTGCGGCTGCGTCAGCGCGCCCCATGAAAAATACCATCGCGCACCGGCTTATGCCTGGGATGAGGCGGCGGCGCTGCGCGCCGAGCTGGCGCTGCGGCTGGAAAGCTATCCCGGCTGGCTGGCGCGCGGGCGCATCACCCGCGCGGCGATGGCGGCCCAGATCGCCGCCTTCGAGCGCGCCATCGCGGCGGCGGAGAGCGGTGATGGCGGCGCCGGTCATGGCTGAGGCCCCGCCCATCAGCGACGCCGACAAGCGCGCCGCGCTGGCGCGCGAGATGGCGTTCCGGCGCCGCTGCTATCCGAAATGGGTGGCGGAGGGGCGGATGACCCGCGCAGAAATGGCGCATCAGATCGCGGTGATCGGGGCGATCCTCGACGACTATCGTCTCGGCGGCGCCAAGGCGCCGCGCGGGCTGTTCTGAGGTGGCGGACCCGACCGACAAGCCCGGCTACGCCTTCGGGTCGGCGCCGCCGCGCGCGGTGCGCGATTTTCTGGCCGGCAAGTCCCCGGTCCGGACGCGCGGCTTTCGCGACCTGGAGCCGCAGGAGCACGCGGTCGCCTTCACCGTGGCGCAGTCGGCGAAATTCGACATCCTGAGCGACGTGCAGGCGGCGCTGCAAAAGGCGCTGGACGAGGGCCAGACCTTCGAGACCTTCCGCAAGGGTCTCGCGCCGACGCTGGCCGCGCAGGGCTGGTGGGGGCGCAAGGTGGTGGACGGCCGCGAGGTGCAGCTCGGCTCGCCGCGCCGCCTGCGCACGATCTATCGCGCCAACATGCGCGCGGCCCGCGCGGCGGGGCAGTGGGAGCGGATCGAGCGGGTCAGGGACGCGCTGCCCTATCTGCTGTATCAGCTCGGCCCCAGCGAGCGCGACCGCCCGCACCACGCCGCCAAGGACGGCTGGGTGCTGCCGGTGGACGATCCGTTCTGGAACGAGTGGATGCCGCCCAACGGCTGGGGCTGCAAATGCCACGTCCGCCAGATCACGGCGCAGGAGGCCGGGCGGCGCGGGATCATAGAGCAGGTCAACATCCCGCGCCGCACCGTGCGCGACCCGGTGACGCTGCAACCCCGCGACCTGCCCGCCGGGCTGGACCCGGCGTGGTCCTCAAACCCCGGAAAGGACCGGCTGCGCAACGCCGAGGCGTTTCTGGAGGGGCGGCTGGCGGCGCTGGCGCGCAGGCCGGGGCCGGACGCGAGCCCGCGCGCGC